TGATGGTGCCGGGCGTCGCAGCCGAGAAGGTGCTGTCCGCAATGCGGGTGACGCTGCCGTTCGGCGGGTAGCAGATGGCGTCCTTGAGCCACGTCCAGACGGCACTCCGACCAACGAACTTGCGCTGCAAGCCATCGTCGCTGATCTCGTCGCCGTCATCGTCCTGAAGCAGGAAGCGCCCGTTCGGGATCTCAACGCCGTTCCGAGTGACGGCGACCTCTGCCTCTTCACCTGAGATCAGGGAGTAGTTGACGCCAGCCAGCGGGTACGAGAACTCCAAAGACCCGACGTCCGAGAACACCGGGCTGAAGGTCAGGTCGATGAAGTCGCTCAGGTACTCACCGAGAGCACCTGTGCCGTCGATGGCCCTGAGTTCGTACTCGCCTGCACTCACGAGAGGAACTTCCTCCTACCCTGGATGGACACCGTTGCCGTCGGCGTGGTGCCGCTGAAGGTTCCACTGAAGGTGAAGCCGATCGCACCCGTCAGCGAGTTGGGGGTGAGGGCCAGCAGTCGTGCGATCGTGTTACTACGCACGACATTCGCGATGGAGTTCGTGCCGCCTGCGGTGTTGTAGTTGAGACCTGCGGCACCACTGCGGCTCTTCCAGGTGGAGGCGTCGATCAGCCACTCGGCCTTCGCTCCACCGAAGACCATCGCGTCGTTGAGTTGCACGTAGTCGCCGGTGTAGAGATCTGTGATGCGCGGGTTGGTCACGGTGCCGCTGGACACCTTCACCGAGAACAGCAGATCCTCCATCGGAGCCGTGCCACCGGAGAGAGTGGAGATGGCTGAGAAGGAAGTACCCGTCGCCGTGATGTTCGTTGAAACGTAGGAGATGTCGGCGATGTCTTGCCAGAAGACGCTCGGGATCGTGAGTTCGTACACCATCTTGGCGTCGTTCTCGTTGAACATCTCGTAGTCGACTTCAGCGGTGCACTCGCACATCGCCTGACGGGTGCTGCCATCCGGCTGCGAGGCCCGAACGTCCAGCAGCGACCGGCGCTTGGCGAAGAGCCGCTGGATCATGTCCTTGTTCGCGTAGAACTGCTTCAGCGCAGTCGATCCGCCAGGGATCAGCCCGTCGTCGTCGCAGCCGAGAACCCACATCGGCAGCAGGAAGCGGCCCTCCTCGTAGGGCTTGTCGGGAGTCCAGAGCGAGCCGTTGCGGTCCGCGATGATGGTGTTCGCTCCCCGCGCCCCTGGTACTCGCAGGCGACCGCTCTTGGACTCGATTGTCTTGGCGAGAGTGTTGAGAGCAACACCGTCCACGGTGATGCCAGTGACGGGGATGGTGGTGACGGTCACACGACCTCCAGGGCTGCGAGACGGCTAGCCGCCTTGGTCATGGACACGCTTTCCTTCTCGGCGATCGGGTTGTAGTTGTTCACGGTCAGTGAGACGTTCTTGTCGCCACCGCCGGTAGCCTGCGCGGGGATAACGGGAACGACGATCTGTGGCGCGCTAGTCTGAGTGCCAACCGCCGCAGGGATCTCAGTGGTGATCCCTTCGAGAGTCGCTCGTACCTCGGGGATCTGGTCGACGAAGCCGTTGATGAGAGACTTCATGATGACGACGCCGTTCTGCTCCAGCAGGATCTTGTCCTTGCTGAGCGGACCCTTCCAGTCTCCCAACTTGTCGGTGAGGCCGTTGAGGGTTCCCTTCACCTTGTCGAACATGTCGGTGATGCCACTGATGAGGCCCTGGATGATGCTCTTACCGACGTCGTAGAGCAAGCGGCTCAGATCACCGATGGCACTCTTGATCTTGCCAGCGATGCCACCCACGAAGGAGATAACTGCCGCGACCTTTTCCTTGATGCCGTTGTAGATGCTGGCGAAGAAGCCGATCACTCGGCCGACGACGGCTCCGATGGCCTCCAGGCTGGCCTTGATGATGGCAATGGCTGTAGCGATGTAGGGCTTCAGGAAGTTGAACACCGCCGTGACGATGTTCTTCCAGCCGTTGAAGACGCGAGTCACCAACGCCAGCAGGAAGTTCAGGACGGGCGTGATGAACGCCTTGATGGCTCCCCACACCGCTTCCACGACGGCCTTGATGAGGCGCATCTGCTGGTAGATGATGACGGCCATCAGCGTGAACACGAAGCGCACCAACGCGATGACGGTACCGAGGACGGCCTGGACCAGCCCGCCGAAGGTGTCCCAGAAGCCCTTCCAGATCGCCATCAGGACGTTGAGGGCTGTAGAGATGATGGCGTGCACCAGTCCGAAGACGAAGCGTACGTAGGCCAAGTAGAGCCGCAGCGGGAGGGTGATCAGGTCCAGCAGTTTCTTCATGATGGGCTTCAAGAACCCAATGATTGCAGTGAAGATACCGACGAAGAAGTTCTTGATGGCGCTGAGCACCTTGCCGATGAACGACTTGATGTGGTCGAAGTTCTTCACGATGAAAAAGACCAGCACAGCGATGGCTGCGATGATGATCGGGATGATGAGGACCCAGCCCAGCATGGCCCCAACGCCGATACCGATCGCACCAGCGATGGCTGCCAACACCGGCAGGATGGTGGCTATGGCTCCGCCTATGAGAAGGATCATCCCGATCAGCCCGGTGACCGCCGCCGCCACCCCCACGAAGATGAGGATGGCCTTCTGAACATTGGGGTTCAGGCTGAGGAAGGCGTTGAGGATCTTCGTGACAAAGTCCACTAGAGACCGCACGGCGGGGATCAGGATAGTCCCGATGACGATGCCAGCCGTCTCGAGGGATCCCTTCAACTGCTCCATCGAGCCGCTGAGGTTGTCCATGCGCTTCTTGGCAACGTCCGCAGCCGACGTGCTGTTGATAGCGTCGTTCAACTTCGTGTACTTGTCTCCGGCGTTGTCAGCGAGAACGCTAGCCGCTCGGATAGCATCGGACCCGAAGAGCGTCTGGAGGGTGGCGAGTTTCTGCTCCTTGCTCATCCCGTGCAGTGCGCCCGCCAGCACGTTCTGAAGGTCTGCCAACTTCTTCGTGTTGCCCTGGGCGTCGAAGAACTGGTTCTTCACGACCCCAAGGCTCTGCGCGTAGATGAGGGCTTCCTTGCCCGCCTTCTCCGTGCCGACCTTCGCGCCACCGTTGGCAGCGTTGTACTTCTCGATGGCCGAGATGATGTCGTCGAAGGAGTCGCTGGCGGGCTTGATGCCGTTCTTGGCAAGGGTCTTCATCGCCGTGGTCGTGTCGACGGAGATGATGCCGAGGTCCTGCATCAGCCCCTTCTCCTTGTCAGTGACAGGGATCAGGTTCTGGAGGAACGTCTTGAGGCTGGTACCGGCATCGGAACCCTTGATGCCCGCGTTGCCGAGTTCCGCAATGGCTACGGCGGTGTCATCGAAGGAGAGCCCTGCCAGGTGCGCGACTGCGCCAACCTGCTGGAGAGACTGTCCGAACTCGCCGACGTCGATGGCGCTGGCGTTGGCCGCACCGGCGATCTGGTCAACGACGCCACCGAGATCCTTCGCGTTGATGCCGAAGGCGTTCATCGCGTTGGCAGCGAGGGTCGCGGCCTCCGGGATGCCTACGCCACCCGCCGCTGCCAGCGAGACCGCTGCATCCGCAGCACCGTTGAGAACGTCGGCAACCGGGATACCCGCCTTGACGAGTTCCTCGATGGCGTTCGCGGCCTCGCTGGCAGAGAACTGAGTGTCCTTGCCGAGTTGCAGCGCCTTCTTCCGGATGTCCTCGAGTTCTGGCCCGGTGGCCCCGGAAACCGCTGCAATTCCTGAGATCTGCTTCTCGAAGTCGGCGGCGCTGTGGATGGCTGCCCCGAAGCCCACCGCCACCGCAGCCGCACCGGCAGTGAGAACCCCACCGGCCTTGATGGCTGCCCCGCTGGCCTTGCCGAAGGAGCCGCCGACCTTGCCAGCGGCAGCCTCGGCTTGCCCTGCACCCAGGACGGCCCCAGACGCGTCTAGAACAATGCGTCCCGAGGCTGTACCCAGGTTGTAGTTCGGCATCGGTCTAGAGCCTTCCCTTAGCCGGGTCTCGGTAGCGCTTCGGACCACTCACTCCGAGCCACCGACCAAGGATGCGCTCGGACTTGCGCTTGATCTCCTTGGCGTCCTTGCCTTCGACCTCAGCCAGTTCGTTCTTCAGCGCGGTCCCGAAGGCGTGCACCGCGTTGTCGAACATGAACCGCCTCGCTTCTCCAGTGATGCCGAGCAGATCAGACGGCCGCGTCCCGTACGCCGTCGACATTCTGTACAGCGTCCAGACTTGCGCCGGTTTCTTGACGAAATCGCTCGAGGTCGCGGGTGCCTCCGACCGCGTAGTTGAAGATGAAGGACTTGTCCTCGAAGTCGACGTCGTCTGTGTAGATGTACTCGTCGTCCCGGTCGTCTTCCGGGATCACGTTACCCTCAGAGTCCTTGTGCCACAGCACCTTCGGCTCGACGACGACCTTGGTGAGAATGCGGTCCATCGCATCCATCATGTCGAGAACGACCTTGGGGTCCTTGGCAACCTCGGCCATCTTCTCGGGAGGCATCCCGCGTCCGGTGGCGATGGCCTCGTTGACGAGAGGCATCAAGGAGTCCGGGATGATGCCCTCGGTCAAGAAGGACTCCATGCCCGGACGCTTGACGAGTGCGACGTTGCCGCTCGGGAGGGTGAGGTCCTCGCCCTTCTTGCGCTTCCAGGTGCTCTTTTGCTTGGGGGTGCTCTTCGGCTTGCGAGTGGAGGTTGCCATCCGTGTGGTCCTCTCCTTCTTCGGTTGTGGTTACTGCGAACTAGACGATCGCAGCAGCGGTCTCGTTCTGGACGAGTTCGTAGAGCACGTCCGTCTTGGTCGCGTTCTTCGAGCCGTACCCGTCGCCGGAGCACTGCGTCAGGTAGAAGACCCCGTCGCCCATCTCTCCCTTGACGCCACCGGTCGCCTTGAGCCGGTAGAGGACCGCGTGGAAGTCACCGCCGGACTCGCTCATCGCCTGGCCCTCAGCGAAGAACTCCGGTCGGATGTCGGTGACCTTCTTGTTGTAGGTCTTGACCTGGCTGGGCGTCACACCGGTCGAGGTGACGGTGCCACCGTTGATGACCGCGAGGGCCTCCATCGAGATACCACCTGCCTCCAGGTCCCAGGACAGGGTCGCGCCCTTGCCACGCGCGATGATGACCTTGTCGTCACCACGGAGTTCCTCGAAGTCCTCGGCCTCCTCGAAGGAGAGCACTCGGCCATTCGGGAGATCCACGGCGGTTCCCTTGACCCCAGCACTCGTCAGGGTGTACACCTTGACGTCGCGGAGGCCGTAGGGAAGAGTCTCGGCTAGCACCATTAGACTCTCTCCTTCCTTCCTGTTGCGGGATCCTTGAACCGCCTGGTCTCAAGCAGTTCACCGTTCAACGGGTCGAAGCGATGGATGACTACCACCCCGTCGATCCCGTGTCCGCAGCGAGAGGATCGGCACTTCACCTCGAGGACACCATCGCTGGTCAACTCCCCGAACTTGATGCCGTTCTCACAGCGGAGTTCCATGTGGGGTCAGCCGTTCGCACCGGACGGCGGGCCTGCGGGGGCGGAGGGGTCGGACGTGCCAGGGTCGCCGGACGTCTCCTCGACGGTCTCACCGCTGGTGACGGTGAACTCGTCGTCGGTCTTGAAGTACTCGACGACGCCCTCCGGCCAGTCGGTCGCATCCTTGGCGTAGCCCTCCGCGACGGAGAACTCGATCGTGTCGAAGTCCTGACCCAGCCGCTCCCAATCGGAGCGCTCGATGATGCGAGTCACGATGCCGGGGTACCTCGTGTACTCGACCTTGACCGGGGTCTTGTTCTTTGCGGCTGCCATGTGGGTTCCTCCCGAAGACGGTGGCTGTGCTCAGGCTACAAGCCCGAACCAGCAAGGAGAAAGGCCGAGGTACGTACGTTCGTCCCTCGGTCCTCATCATGCAGATCTGGGCTGTCTCCCTCCCACTGGACGTCGGTGAGCCAGATGCCGTTGAGGGTGCTCGGTGCGAGACCTGCCATCACCGTTTTCACTCGCAGCAGAACCTGATCTATGTCGGTGTAGTCCTGACTCTCTCCGTGCGCCCAGAAGGTACAGCGCCATGTTCGATGCTTCCCCACCCCCGGCGTGGGGCCTTCGAACGTCAGTACACCGAAGGGGAGGGTGTCCGGTACGCCCTCGACGCGATCCCCAGCCAGCCCACCCGGTAGTAGCCCCATCAGCGTGGTGTCGGCGATGAGCGCCTGGTACACAAGCCTTCTCACGAGAAGCCTCCGGCGTGCGGGAAGGAGTCCAGGAGCCCCTTGACGGTCTGCATGACCTTCGGTCCGAACTCCTTGACGGTCGGCAGGATGATGGCGTACTTGCCGTCGTTCTTGACCTCGAGCCAGATGCCGTAGTCGACCTGGTGGAAGAGAAGCAACTCGTGCTCGCCCTTGTCGTTGACGCCGGTGTACCGAGCGGCCAGTCCGTTACGAGCGTTGGTCGTACGGTCCGTCCAGGGCGCGTTCGTCTTCATGTAGTTCTCAGCGCGTGGCTCCTGGAACTTCATGGCCCCAGCGATCACCCTGTCAACAAAGGGAACCAGGGCCGGGATCGTCTTCAGGAGGTCGTTGCGGTCCATGACGATGCCACCCTTGTTCCTAGCCACGGTTCGTCACCCCCGCCTTCACTTCGTAGGACCCGACAGTGACGGTCCAGACGACCTCGTGCTTGAGGCCGTCCTTGAAGAACCAGTCACCGCGCTGCACGTTCAGCCCGATGTCCCCGACCATGTGGAAGTCGACCTGGACCATCTCGCCGTCCAGGAGCGCCTTCTCCTCGATCCGACCCTGAACCGCCTGCGGGGTAAGGCGAACTCGCTGAGGGGAGAGAGTGGACGGTGGCTGCTTCTTCTTGCCGCCCGCACCGTTGGCAAGGAGTTCCGCACGGCTCAGCGTCACGTCGTACGGGTCCGCGTCGATGAAGCGGCGCGTGTTGCTCCGCTGGATCGCGATCTCCGTTTCACTGCTCATGTCAGCCCCTGACGATGCTTCCGACCTTGGGCCGCACGACGACGTCTTCGACGACGACGGTGGCGGCTGCCTTCTCTCGGAAAGCCTTCTCCATCGCGAGCGCGTTCTTGGCAACGTCGCTCAACTTTCGCGACGAGCCGCTCTCACTGACATCGACCAGTTCGGCTGCGGCTGCTGCCTTCTGGCTCCAGACGTCGGCGGCAGCGAGGTTGAAGTCCAGTTCTCCAGCCGGGGTCAGCGTCAGCGCCAGGATCTCGGCCAACTGCTGATCGGTGAGGGTCGTCTCCCCGACCAGCGTTCGCAGGCGAGCAACGTCCTCGTCGGTGATGGTGACTGACAGCAAGCCATCGGGTACTGTCATCGAACCTCCTTGGTTACCAGCAGTTTAGGCCACATGGAGGACATCTGGCTACGCCGCCCAATTCGTCCGAAGGAACTCCCACGACTCCCGTGGTGGGATGTTCAGCAGTGCTCCCTGATGACCACCAGTGACAGGAGCGCGCAGGGTCACTGCTGGATCGTTGACGGCCGAAACGAAGCCCGTCGCTTGTGAATACGGGATGGTGGGGTCGTCGGAGGAGTGCGCCACGAGCAGTTTCGGTCCGCCCCGGAAGGACGAGGCCGTCGCCAGCGGCGATCGCGGCGCTCCCTGCGTCAGATACGTCGCGTGGGTGCCGCCGTACAGCCCGTCGATCTCGGCGGTGAACAGGTTGGCCTCGGCGTAGTCGAGGTCATACAGGGCGTTGAACAGCACGCCGCAGGCCACCATGGTCGGGTTCTCCACCAGCCAGCGCAGCACGTTGCCGCCGCCACCGGACCAGCCCGCGACGGCGATCTTCGGCCCGGCGATGCCGACGGTGTTGACCATCCAGTCGTGCAGGGCCGTGAGCGTTGTCATCGACGCTGCGGTGTCGAACGTGTCGGGGGTGCTGATGCACGCCACCACGTGCCCCCGGTCGGCCCAGAACTCGGGGTGCCCGGCGAACGCCTGGCCCTGCGCGTTCTGGTAGGCGTTGGCCCCGTGGCCGTGCTGGAAGATGACGCCGCGTAGCCCCGCGCCGAGACCCTTCCACGACGGGGTGCTGTAGACGACGTCGACCCCGGCGACGGTGGCGCGACGAGTCTCGGCCATCTACTTGTACTCAGCGGTGAAGTAGTTCTCCGCCCCCACGGCCCCGTAGCCGGGCTGCAGCGCAGCGGAGGTCCAGTTGGCGGGGACCGCCTCGGCGGTGAACGCCCGGATCTTGTACGTCGCCGCCGACACCGGAGCGGGCAGCCACTTCTCCACGGTGATCGACCCGAGGATGTTGCGCGACAACGCGACCGAGGTGATCGCCATGCCGTTCTCGGAGAGCACGTTGTTGCTGTTGTCGGTGATCGTCAGCAGCATCCGCAGCAGCGCGTTGGCCGTGGCCGTGCCGCCGTTCATGATGGCCTCAGCCTTGAACCGCAACATGATGCCGCGCACCGCCGAGGCGGGCACCGACAGGCTCAGTCCGGTGACGTCGGTGGGGGTCGTTCCGATCGCCTTGATGTCGAAGGTGCTCGACAGGATGGCCGGACCGACCGCGAACCCGGTCACGGCGTTGGCAAGCCCGACCGTGATCGGGGTCTGCACGCCTGCGATCTGCTCGTAGAGCGTCCCGCCGGCCTGGTCGGTGGCGAAGTACAGCGAGCCGTTCGGCGTCGCACCGTTCGCGGGCATCGCAGAGAGCAGCCCGTACTTCGGAGCCGCATCAGTGATGGCTCCGGTGACGAACGCCGTAGTCGCCAGCGAAGTATCGCTGTCGCCGGGCGAGGGCGTCGGGGCCGTCGGGTTCCCTGTGAACACAGGGGAAGCGAGAGGAGCCTTGAGCGCCACCGTTGTCGCAAGAGCCGCCGCCGTGCTCTCGTCCGCCGCCAGCAGGGCCGCGATCTCACCGAGGGTGTCCATCGTGCCCGGAGCACTGTTGATGAGATTAGCGATGGCGTTTGAGATAGCGGTAGCGCGGGCTGCGGCCTCCGCGTTGACCTTCGTAGTGGCGTCGGTTGCCGCCGCTGCGATGGCGGAAGCCTCAGCAGCAGAAGCCTTCGCGGTCGCATCGGCACTAGCCGTCGCGATGGCCGAGGCGGCTGATCCAGCCGGGTCGTAGTCTTCGTGGGCATGGGTAGCCGCTGTTCCGAGCCCTAGACTGCCGCGAGCCGCCACCGGATCGGTTAGATCGCTGAGGTTGCTGGACTTCGAGGCCTTTCCAGCGACGGCCGTCGTGAGAGCGCTCGCTGCTGCTTCGTCGTCCGCAAGCGCCGTAGCGATCTCGTTCAGGGTGTCGAGGGCTCCTGGGGCACCGTCGATCAGGGCCGTGACGGCGGCTGCGCGGGCCGCTACCTCGGTCGCGACCCGACTGGCAGCATCTGCCGCCGCTGCGGCGATCGCGGCGCTCTGCGCGGCGTCTGCCTTGGCCTGGGCACCAGCCACCGTCTCCCCGGTAACCTCCTCCGGGACAGACACATGGTAGAGGGAGACTCTGTCACCCAACTTGTTGATGAGGACTTCGAACGGCACGAGTTTCCCCTCTCCTTGGCCCTGCCGCTACGACCCGGGGAACCAGGGAAGGACTCCCCGGGTCGTAGCGCGACTCAGGGGACTAGTCCTCGTTGTCGTTCGCTCGGAGACGAGCCAGGAGGTCCGCCTTGTTACCACTGGTCGGCAGGTCGCGGTCCTCCAGTTCGGCTCGGAGGTCGTCGTTGGTCATCGAGGAGTACTCGTCCTCGATGTCCTCCTCCGCGTCGACCTGGAGGTTAGCCTGCTCGGCCTGCGAGGACGTGGTCGGGGCGTCGTCCTCGTGAGTGACGCCGTGCTCCTCGTCGTTGAGAGCGATGAGGTCGTGCCGTGCACGGCTGTCGAGGTATGCGCGGTCCTCGTCGGACAGCGGCTGACTGAGATCGATCTTTCGGGACACTGCTTCACCTGCTTTCGCTTGGGCTTGAAGGAGAGAGGCCCCGGCCTGAGCGTCCTAGAAGAACCGCTCAGACCGGGGCCACCTGCTAGGCGTACTGCGTCGGGATGCTGTAGGCACCCGTCGTGATCTTCATCACGACGCCCGCACCGCGCTGGCGGATGCCAGTGCCGAAGCCGCGCTGGTAGTACGCCTCCTGAAGCGGGTAGTCCGCCGACCGACCCTTGACGAGTCGCAGGCCCCGCAACTGCGGGTTCTGGTGCTCCCGGATGCCGACCGGGTTCGAGAGGCTGGCCGAGCCACCCGTCGCGAAGCCCACCATGTAGCCGCTGGGGATGTAGGACTCCTCGACGATGGTGAACTGCCCGTAGGCCCCGATGACCTTCATGCCGCGCAGGGTGGCCGGAGGCCGCGTCTGCCCCGGCGCGAGCGCCAGGTTGGTCGGCACGAGGAACGACGGCGTGTTCTGCGCGGGGACGAAGTCGTACCGCGCCGTACCACCGTTCGCCACCGAGCGGAAGCCTCGGATGGTGTCACCCTGCGCCTTGTTGACCATCAGCACGAGGTCGTTGCCGTTCTCGGTGCTGTAGCCGTGGTGCGTGAGGTGATCTTCCATCTCCTCGAGGTCCCCGGCGTCCACGGTCGCCGCACCCGACGTGAGGTAGTGGGTGTGCGTGTTCGTGAACGTGTTCGCCTTGTAGTCCGGCGGGGTGGTGCCGTCGTTGTTGTAGAAGGCGTACACGTTGTACGCCGTCGTCAGACCACCCGTGCCGCCCTTGGCGTTGATGTCGGCCGTCCGGTTGGTGTTGCGGAACAGCGTCCGCATCACCTCGGTGAAGACCATCCGGTTGTCGGCCTCGAGAGCCGCCTGGTTCTGCGCCTCCACCTGAGCCGCAGTGGCCTCGGCGAGGAACTTCCAGGTGAACCGCGTCGCGAGGTCGTACCACTCGAAGGAGAAGCCCAGCGAGAAGTACGAACCGCCGCCACGGATGGACTTCGGGACGCCGAACTCCGACGCGACCTCGAAGTCGTCCGTCGCACCCATCTGGTAGACGTCCTCGACGGCCTGCGTCTGCGGGTACGTGAGGAAGTCGATCAGGGTCTGACGGGTCTCGTTGCGCAGCCGAACGGTGGCCTGGAACTCCGTCCAGAGCGCGTTGAGGTCCCGGCCGTCCGCCGTCGCGACGATGACGTCCGACTCCTGGTTGAAGCCCCGGTTACCACCGGAGATCCCAGGAACCACACCGAGAACGTTCGCGTAGAACGGGTCGGTGAGGATGTTGACGGCCTTGATACCGTCGGGGCCGTACGTGGCTTCCTTCGACCAGGCGTGCGCCGGAAGGACGAGCCGCTGCTCAGGTGTAAGCGTGAACAAGAGACTCGCCTCCTATGCCTGGACCGGACGGGTGCGGACGACGAGGCGGGTCGCCTCGACGGTGTGCCCGGCGCGGACACCGTTGGTGCCAGCCGGGGTGGGTGCGGTCGCCGTGAGGGCTCCCGTGGTGCCGTCGAGGTAGTACGTGGTACCGGCGGAGAGACCATCCATTTCGACGATCTCACCGTCCTGCATCACGTCGACGATGGTGCCAGCGGGGTGCGCCTTCTGGAGGCAGACCACTCCGATGACTCCGGTGTTACCGGCACCCTTCACGACCTGACCACTGGTGTTCAGGCCGACACCGATGACGGCTCCGATGTCACCGGAGGACCATGCAGCGGCGAGAGGGGCACGATGACCACCGGTGAGGGGCTCGTACTTGTCGATACGAGGCACGGTTTCACCTTCCTGTCACGTGAGTTCCGGCTCAGACGTTGAGCGCGGGGTACTTCTTGCGAAGGGCGTCCGCGTCCATCTTGGACGGGTCGTTCTTCTTGGTCGAACCGGTGGGAGAACCCGTGGGACCAGCGCCGCTCTGCGACCCCTCGCCCTCGTCGTCCTTCAGAAGGAACGGCTTCGCCTTGGCGATGGCCTCCAGAGCCTTGTCGAGACCCTTGATGGTGCCGTCGTCCTCGACCGAGACCAACTCGTGCCCGCGAACGAGCCCGAGAACGATCTCCGGGTCCTGCCAGGAGTACTTGGACTGCAAGGCGAAAGCGTTGTCGAAGCGGAGGCGCTTGTTCTCCTCCGTCAGGTCTGCGTTCGTCTTAGTCAACTCCTCGACCTGCCCCGTGAGGCGCTCGGTCTCGGACTTGTCCTTGTCCTCGTACTCCTTGACCTTCTTCAGAGCCTCTGCCGCGCTCTTGTCGGCAGCACTCATGCGGGCCTTGAGACGTTCGTACTCCTCCTTGGAGACGGTCTCACCTTCCGCGGGCTTTCCGGTCTCTTCGCCCTCGCCCGAGCCACCAGTGCCGGTGTCGCCGCTGTCGCCACCGTCACCGCCCTCGGTGCTGGTCGTGCCCTCTTCTCCCTCACCGTCGGGCTGTGCGCCAGCGATCCGGTACACCGGGACGCCTCGGACAGTGCCGATGAGGGCCTTGCGAATGAGCCGCTGACTCATGGTCTACCTTTCAGGTCGCCGCACTGCGGATGAGGTCAGCGTACCCGACCGAGCGCGGTCTCCGCATGAGCCCGTTCGGTTGAATCTCCTTTGCTTCCAACCGAATCGAGACTACCCCTCGAGGTCGTCCCCACGGATGACCGGCGGTCGCACCGCGTCGGCGAGCAGCGCGTAGCCCGTCGCCACGTCGTAGCGGTCATCAGCAACGACGTCCAGTTGTACGTTCGTCGGGTCGCTCACCGGTCCTTGAGATGGCGTGGTCACTAGAGCCCCTTCGTGTGGGAACCTGGGATGGCTCGGATGCGAACGGTGGTCTGGTAGCCGCTCTTGGAAACGGACAGCACTTCGTACTTCGTGCCAGCCGCGATCAGCATCTCCTTCTCACTGTGGTAACTGGAGATCGATTGGATGTAGGAGGCGCTCGTCCCGACGGGCAGTTCGACCTCCAACTGCACCGAGCCACTGAAGGCTCCGCGCCCACCTACCGACGTCGAGAGAAACCCCTTGTCCTGCACGGTCTTTCCGACGAGTTGGAGAGCCTGCTCGTACGACTGGAGGCCGAACTGCTGGAAGTCGCAGCCACGGTGAACCAGCACCTTGCGCGGCATCGACCTCATGCCAGCCTGCGCGTTGTGCACCGCCTTCTTGAGCCCTTCGTCCAGCCACCCCGCCCTGTCTCCGCGCAGCCACTGATTCATCTGTCGATACGAGCCACCCGTGTACGTCGTCAGTCCGCGCTGCTGCTCTGCTGTCCACGGCTCGAGAGTTCTCTGCATCGCGTTGGCTTCGCTGGTCGAGAACACCCGGTAGTCCGCGCTGTCTGCGGGGAGGGGCGGGAGGTTCGCCTCCAGATCCTTCGCGGCCTTCTGTGCGAGGATCTTCGCTTGCCCTGTAGGGGAACTCGCGTACTCCACGACCTTCTTCTCGTAGAAGAAGCCGTTCTCGATCCCGAGTTGCGCAGCCTTCTTCTTGTCGTACGCCCGCACGTAGTCCAGGAGGCTTGCCTTGTGGTGCGGGTACTGCTGCTGGAACTTGAGATACGACGTCCACATCTGGTCGTAGAGATGCTCCGGGCTCATCCCAGCGAAGATGGAGTTCTTCAGGTCCTCGAACACGTAGTTCAGTTGGCCGGGATTGGTGATCGCCATCTCGCTGACGTTCGGGTTCGGGTGGTAGCCCGCCTGCGCCGCGTTTGAGATGTCCTGCTGTGCTTGGGTTTTCGATGTCTTCCCGATGCCGGTCGGGTCGCCCTTCTTCGCCTTCAGCGTCGGAGCCTGCGGAGTGTACTCGCCGGTCTTCGCCATCTTCTTCTTGAGGACCGAGAGTTTGTTGCCGCCACCCAAGTAGTCCGAGATCTGCTGCCGGATGGTCTCCGGCGGCAGGTGGATGCCGTACGACTGCTCCATCAACTTGTAGATGGCCTGATCGAACGCCTCGTTGTTCTGGGTGTACAGCGTCCAGGGGTTGTCCGGGTCGGCTGCGATCTGATCCTTCGCCTTGATGTACGCCTTCGCCACGTCCTCGTCCATGTAGGCCGGGATGTGCTGCACGACGTCCTCGGCGGCCTGGTGGACAGCGTCGACGGTTGGTTTGATCGGGACGCCGTTGGGCGTCGGTGCCGTCTTGGGCACGACCTTCTTCTTGAGGGCGCTCAACTTGTGACCGTCTGCCTTGTAGGCATCGATCTTGGCCTTCACTTCGGCTGGCGTGTAACCGATCTCCTTCGCGATGGCGTCGTAGACCATCCCGTCGAGTTCCGGGTTGACGCCCTTGATGTTGAGGTTCTTGGCCTTGGCGATCTCATCCTTGGTCTTGACGAACATGGTGGCGACATCCTCGTCGCTCATGTTGCCAACGCTCTTGGAAATCTCACTGATCGGTGACGACCCACCGGGCAGGTCGAAGGCCCACTTGTCGCTCGCCAGCAACTCCTCCAACTTGGCTTCACTCATGATGGAGACGTGCGTCTCCCCCTGGATGACCCTGGTGAGTTGGTAGCCATGATCTCCCTTCAGGATCTTGTAGGCGTCTCCGGTTGGTCCGTAGGTAGCGTCGAAGACGTGCTCGCCGTACTCCAGGTTAGGGAAGGAACCCTTCACGTAGCCGTAGTGACCCTGGATGACGGCGTGCTTGGCCTGTGCCTCGGTCTGCCCGAGGCCCTTCAGTTTCTCGTACTGCTTCGCTTGGAACGCAGCCGAAACCGAGCAGATCTGACCCGGTACTACGCCGTACCCGACGCTAGCCACAGGGACTCACATGCGGTGCGTACTGGTAGATCTGCTGGTCGATGTACGTGTTGTACTTGCCCTGCACGAAGCCCTGAATGAAGTCTTCCTCGCTGACGGTCTCCGTCGTCAGGTAGCACAGGCAATTCGGGTGCGGCTTACCGGGAACCTCGCTCGGCTTGAAGACGCCAGCATCGCCGCCCTTGAAGTGCGATCGCTCGGCGTAGTCGTTGCAGGCGTCGGGCCTGGGATGGGAGCCGCTCAGGTGCCACTTGAACCCCTCTGTGAAAGGACTGTCGATGCGCTGATCAATCTGGGCACGGTGGAAGGCGTTGTTGATCTCAGTGCGTGCCAGTCGTTCGGCCGCGTAGGAGACGCCGCCCGGTGTCGAGGGGCTGATGAAACCCCTTACGCTGTCGGCAATCTGTCGAGCAGTGCGACCCAGCAACAGCCCTCGGTTGATCTCCCTATCGACCAGTCCGTTGGCGAGGGCCTGCGTTCGATAGACCTGGTCGCTGAGCGAGATGCCGTTGTCCATCCGGGCCTTGTACTTCTGGATCACAACCTGAGCGCGGATCTGCATCGCCCGTTCCAGTTCCGGGATCGGTCCGCCGAACACCGGGTTGAACAGCAATCGATTGACGAGGTTCTCCGCCTCTGCTACCTGCATCCCAGCCCGAGCCATTCCCGCCGCAGTAGCCGTCGTGACGTGTCCCCAGAGTTCGGCCTGGAGACCGCGCAGTGCTCGCGTCGCTTCGGCCACCTGCCGCCGCTCCATCGCAGCGCCGAGGCCCTTCTTGCCAGCCAGCCGCGTAATGATGCGCTCGCCTTCGTTGGCCGCGTCCCGCAGTACCGCAGCGAGTTCCTTGTCCACCACGGTCTGAACAGCGACGTAGCGTTGCAGCGGGTTAGGCGACGTCATAGGAGAGCACCTGCCCTCCCGCCACGATCAGCATCTTCATGCCCGGTGGGTGGCCGTCCAGGTCTGCGGTGGAGGGCGCGGGGTCGTCGTTCGGGTGCGAGTGCCACACCGCCGAGGGGATGCCCTGCTCGTAGACGGCCAGCAGTTCGTCGTCGGCCATCTGGAAGAAGGCCTCAGGTTCGCTGTGAACGTTGGTGATTTGGACGGCCTGGCCGTTGACGATGACGCCGCACGCCTCATCGGGATACGCCTGGGCTGCCCACCAGAGAAGTTGTGCCTTGATCTCTGCCGAGACGTCCGCGAAGTGCGCCTCGGTAGTGGTCACGTCGCCGCCACGTCACCAGCCGGGTTGTCCTCGACAGCGGCCCCACCGAGGGTCGCCAGTTCGGCGGCCACTCGCTCAGCCAGCGGGTCAACCGGCGTAGACGACTCGGTGCTGAGGGCCGTCTCCTGGGCGATGATGGCTGCCTCGTTGTCCGCGAAGGTGTAGCCCAGCATTGCCAGGCGAGGTCGAGCCGTCTGAGCACTCATCACCTTGGCTGCCACCATATCCAGGATGAAGCCGATCTCCTTCTCCTTGTTCAGCGGCAGTTTGTCGCCGAGGGTCGGGACGATCTCGGTGTCCGTGATGTTGACGCCCTCGTACACCTGGAACCACGTCTTCAGGTCGAAGAACATCTGGGTGTGGACGTCGAGGATCTCCAGGTCCTTCTCGGCAGCCTTCGCCAGCATCGGCCCCAACTGAAGGATCAGAGCGATGCCGCTCTCCGCGACCTGCACGTCCACCTTCCCGATGGCCGCGTCACTGGTGGCGGTGGCCTCCTTGAGGAAGTTGATGAGCATGCCGATGTGATCAGCGGAGGGCTGGATGCTGCCGAGACCGTCGATGCGCTTGAAGCCCACCGCGTTCTCGATGACCTTGCCTGGTCCGAGTTCCCACGGCACGTCGTTGCCGTCCTCGTCCACCGGCCCAGCGCCGTCGGTCGCGTACATCCCGAGGCCCTGCAAGGCCAGCGAGAGTTCCTGGTCGCTCATGGCCTGGTTGACGGCTGCCATGATGCGCTCGAGTCCGCGCAGTTCGCTTGAACCGTAGGGGTTCTGGGGCTCTTCGAAGTTCTTCACGTGGTACACCGGGAAGGCCGTGATGCGCGGGTCCAGCATCGTCGGAGCGATGGTCACCGTCTCCGGGGTGGTAGAGAGGTTCCAGTCCTTGACCTCGAAGATGCCCTCGCTGACCTGGATCTGGCCGTTGTCGAGCCGCTCGTAGGTGAGCCGCTTGATGCGCTCCTTGCCGTCCGACGTGAGGAACTGGTCGGCCAGGTGAATCTTGATAAGGCGGTCCAGGTCGTCGTCGGCGTACACCGGGAACCACGAGCCGGGGTTCACTGCCAGCACGGAGATCCGAGTACCCTGCGGCTTGGCCGGGTCAGCGTAGATGTGCCACAGCCAGTCGCCTCGGATGAGACCGAAGCGCTTGTTCATGGCGTACTTGGACTTCATCTTCTCGCGACGGAACAGACTCGTGAAAGTCCTTACTGCGAGGGCCTGCTGCTCGGGGGAGGACACGGTGGGGTCGACGGTGAAGTCGAACCCTGCCCCGACGTACCTGTTCGTCGTGTCGACGATCGTGCGGCCTGTGGGGACGTAGATCGGATTGTCCTCCGAGCCCCGCGCCGTCAACTTGAAGGTCTCGGGGTTGTTCCAGTAGATGTCCTCGTAGACAAGGTAACTCGCGACGCGCTCCTGCTCCAGCGCAGGCACCCACGACGGCTGCACGCCGATCAGCGGAGCAACGGTCGAGTACGGGGTGGTGACGCCAGGACTGGTCACAGAGTCCTCCTCAGTTTGCTGTTCAGCCTAGCGGGCCACCTATCAGCCCCGCATGGACGCCTTCCGTACGCGGGCGCGACCGCCCTCGACGCTATCTCCGTAGTGCCCTCGCATGAAACGGCCGAGCGCCTCTGGCGTGTGGTCGTCCTTCTTCAGTGGTTCTTCCTTGCTGTTGAGAGTCGCTTCCCCTTTGGTATCAGGGTATCTGTAGGCGTCCATCTCGCGGATGAGGTTGACGCAGCGTCGGTCCACCCGCAACTTCGGGTGCCGCTCGGGGTGGTCGTCCGGGAGATGGGGGTTCACGTCCTGGAGCCAACTGCGAATGAGGTCCAGGCGGATCTTGCGCTCGCCACCAGTGCCACCACGCATGGTCATCCGGAGAGCGCGAGCCAAGGTGTTGCTGGCCTTGGGGTCCTCGGGGTCCGGGTACATCTCCTTGCAGGCCTCGACCAACCCGGGGAACTGTGCCTGGAGGTCCTGGGCGAACTCGGCGTCGGTGCGGCCTCGCTCGTAGTACTCTCCGATGACGTACAGGTTGTCCCAGACGTCCTTCTGGATCCACAGCCCTACGTTCGGGTTCGTCCATCCGTAGTCAGTCGCGAGATACACCGGAAGGCTTGGGTCGTAAGGGAAGTCGCCGACGTGCCTCTCCTCATCCCACGCCTTGAAGACGCGACCCACGTAGTCGCTGAAGAGCGCCCCGACCTCCTGGTTGAAGGCCTCCGGCGTGAGGTCGCGTTCCATCGACAGGATTTCCGGGTCCTTGCGACCCAGCGGGAAGACCTTCGTGTTGTACCAACTCGGGAAGCGGTGCGACGACCACTCTCGTTCGTTGGGATCCTGCCCCTTGCGCCACAGGTCGTAGAACCAGTTCTTGCCCTCGGGCGTGCTGTTGAACAGCGACCAGCCCTGGAAGTCAGCGAGGGTGGGTCGGACGTACTTGGTCCAGACGCTCTCCTTCTGCTTGGCTGCCTCCGCCATGATGACGCCGAAGAGGCCCTCACCTACCAGCGACTCCGGGTGCGCGGCACTCTTGGCCGACACGAGAAACTTGCCCTCCCAAAGCGACACCTGCATGTTGCCGCTTCGGCTGTCGTAGTAGGTGCCAGGCCGGTCGAAGGGCATCCCGAGTCGCTTGGCATCGTTGTAGAAGACGCGGAACTCCTTCTCAGCGTCCGTGTAGTTGGGACCGACGATCCAGAACTCCATCCGGATACCGAGGTCTTCCAACTGCTTGCGGTTCATGTAGGCCCGGTACGCCTCTGGCGTCAACTCGTGACCACCGCCCGTGCTCTTGCCGGTACGACGGCCAGCGGACACCACGATGTTGCGGCTCGGGTCCTTGTGGATGACGGACTGCGCCGGGTTCGGCACGTAGTTCAACGCGGGCCAGATGCGGTCCTTGACGATGGCGAGCCCCATCAGGCTGGCTCCTCTGAAACCCCTGCAACGTAAGCGAAGAGGATCGGGTTGTCGACCAGCACTGCGAACAGCCGGGGCTCCAGGATGGAGACCACTGCCTCTTCGGTCTCGTCGTGGTCGTCCTTGAAGAACGAACTGATGGGCACCCCGATGTCCCAGCACAGGCAGTGCAGTACCTCGTGGACCAGGGTGGCCCGCTTCTCCTGCTCACTCATGTCCGGCGAGATCCAGATCTTGCTGTGAACATGGTCGGTGCGACCCATCGTGCGGTCTTCTTCCTTGCCGTTCTTGGTCTCACCAGGCTCCAGAGACCTTTGCTTCCAGGACTTCTTGTCGAAGAAGACGTCGTACACCTTGGCCCCGACCTTGAGGCTGCTCGGACGGTTCACCGGAACCGGTCCCGGTACGTCTCAAGGAGACCGACGATGTGCCAGGGCATCAGGTGCGACGACGGACAACCGGTGATGTGCGTACGGCTCTTGTCGAAGTCAGTCCAGTTGGTGATCAGCACGAAGTCCGTCGGGACGATGTTCTCGTTGGGCTTACACTCGCAGTCCTCGATGTGGTCGCAAGGGTGGTTCTCCACAGCGTCCCAATCGGGTGCGATGGCATCCTTGAACTCATCAACGAGCGCAGTGAGTTTGGCAGAGAACTCGTCGTATCTCTTGATGACGGTTTGGCTGTCGGTCATGGCGTCCCTTTGCGCTCGGCTGACGACTTACTCCGTACCGTGCAGCACCCGCGCTGCGCGGGCAATGGCCTCGTCCTCCGCCTCGGCCACGATGCCTCCGATGATAGCCTCCCACGGCTGCACCACGGAGACCTCCACCTTGTCCGGCGTCTTGCCAGCAACGCGCTCGATGACGTACTGCGCTGCCTTGAGGCGGTCCTTGGGATCCAGCGCCTCGTTTTTAGCGATGTCGCTGAAGACCTTGATGCTGTCGTAGAAGGCCTCGCGCCACATCAACTCGCCCTGCTTGAGGAGTTGCCTGATGCACGCCTGGTAGAACTCCGCCGGGATCCACTTCGGCGGCCTACCTCGGAACTTGCCCTCGTGGTCCTTCAGTTGACCGCGCACCAGTTCCTCAGGGCTCAGCGTCGCCACGAACTCCTGCATCGTAAGGGTTCCGGCCTCGATCTGATCCATGACGTTGACCAACTTCTTGGAGGCGTGAACGCGCTTGCCACGGGTCCGGGGCTGACGGAGACCTTCCGGATCCTCCGGCGGCTCCATCGGGTCCGGCTTGCCGAACAGGTGGACGACGGTCTCCCCTACCTGCTCCCCTAGTTCGCTCTGGATGCGCTGCCCTCTACCCGGCGTGGTGCGTGGCTTCGTCTTACGCGGCTTGCCACCTGCGCCGACGTACTTCTTCTCGCCGTCATCCGTCACGTGGCATCATCCCAAACGCCGAGAAGGTGTTCCTGTGCCTTGCTGATGCGCTCCCACTGTTCCTTCTTGACGTCCTGCAATGCGGAGAGCGCCCGCTGGATGCGATTCGCCTGTGTACCAAGGAGTTTCGCCTGCTCGTCGATGCGGGCCTGGTAGCGCTCGACCGTCGCAGCCGCCCGCTCTATGACGCCCGCGCTCTCCTGAGTGACGGCCACCGTCTTGTCCGCCTCGGTGTACATCTCCTGTGCCAGCGCGAAGGCGTCGCCGCCCGCATCTACACCCATCACAGGTCGCCGTTCGTGTCGACCGGACCCACACCGCGCCGCCCGGCTTCCCGAACGCGCTCGCTGTCTGCGGTGGCGGAGGCGGGGTCCGGTGCGCTCATCGTCGATCGCTCCAACCGAGCCTCCTCAGCCGGAGTGAGGCTGTGCGGCAGCGGCGCTACCAATCCTGGCACGCCACCGAACTCGCTACCCTTTGTCGCCATGACGTCTCCTCCTAGATGCCGGAATACATCGTACCTCAAGCCAACCACGAACTACCCTGGAACTCCCTGCAAACCAAGCGATCTGGCGGTACCGCTCACCACCCAACCAACCCCTGAACCCCGGAGAAACCGAACCGACACTATGGAAAGGTGATCCCTCCTCCCCTACTACTAAGGGTCTCTCTATCTCTCTCTCTCTCTCTCTAGAGATCGATAGATAGAGGGCTCCTGCCTCTCTCTACGACGCCGCCCTGCCCATCGGGAACGAGATTCGCAGCGAGGCCTCCACCTTGGGGATCGACGCCACCTTGCGGGCGAACAGGATCCCGTGCCGCTGTGCGTCGCGGGCGTGCAGCATCCCGGGCCGATAGACATTCCATCTCTGCAGCCGCAGGTCGCTCACGACGTTCTTCGCATCAGCGGCCGATTGCTTCACGTACGGGAGGCGAACCCCCG